GATGACAATGACTTTGAAGAGATTCAAGAAAGTAATACTACTTTCATTGATATAAATGATACAGGGGGTAAATGGTAATGAACAAAGACGAAAAAATATTTTGGAATAATCAACTACATAGTGCAAAATATTGTATAAGAGATGTGTGGGATTTAGATACTTTGATTGATTTAAAAGTACACCTAGATGATGTCATACAAGATAAGGCTAATACACAAGATGGGATTGCTAACTTAGCTGAAGATGCCTACAAGGGTTGACAGAAAAAAAGCAATCAGTATAATTATACATATAAATGTGGAGATTTAAATGCCTAGAAAACAAATAGAAGTGATGTTTCAAAAGATACCTGTTAAGAAAAACAGATATAAAAAGGATAACAAACATGACTATAGGTCTGTTCGCAAGTCTGCTAGAAATAGCAAAAAGTATCTGCAAAACAGAGTGTTTGCAGTTTAACCCCAAAAAGGTAATCATTAATTACTTTTTTATAACAACAACATACAAAGGAGATAACATTATGTTGAATATCATTAAAGTCTATGCGACTTGTTTTAAGTTCTATCTAAAGGGTGTTAAGCCTACCATTCACAGAAAGATTGGCAAGAATGGTCAGAAGGGTTACTTCCTTAGAATGGGTACAGGTGGTAAGTCAGGTGAGGCATTGTTAAGAGTGAACATGGGTAATTATTATTCATCATTCCCAATGTACGATAGAAAAGGTAAAACTAGGGTTAACCCTGTAGTACCTATCAAGACTAACTACATTCATAAAAAAGTATCCTAATGTACTTTGAGGTCGACTTAAAGTTAGACTCTGAGGAGATTACCTACATGGTGTTTCCTCAGAACATCAAGGATAGGGATTGGCAGCATGTGCTATCTGATTTACTGTCCAAACAAAAGAAACTATATCCAAGTAAACAAATACAATTTTTAAATATTAAGGAGTATGACTAATGAAAGCATATTTTATAAATGCTAAAGACGAGTTCGTAGTGGAGATTAATTGTAAAGGCTACGAGCATAAGCAAGAGTTACTTAACTGTAGAATGTTAGAACTATATCCATATAGCCTCAATGACAATGACATATGGACAGACGAAGAAGGCAACTTGAAACAATATAATTATTTCTTTGAGTTAGATGGTAAGTTCATGGTAAGTGGCAATGCAGTCATATTAAGTTGTGATGATGAAGGCGAGTGTGCTGACGTTAAGAACTTGACCATTGAAGAATTAAAATCTAGAGTTAAGTTTTTAGGTAAGCGATACATAGAACAAAATGGAATGGGATTTTCAATAAGGGAGTATCAATAATGAAAATACATAGAGTAGTAACTATGCTAGGTGCAACAACCGAAACAGGTAAACTAGCAAGTGATATGTATGACTTAAATTATAAGACATACTATTCAGAAAGAGAGGATAGATATATACCTATCTCACATATGGACTTTCAACATATGGTCAGAGCTTTCGTAAAGCTATGCGACCAAGAGAATATGCTTGACAGGTCTAAGCACATGGGTACAACTAAAGATTTAATATCCAAGATTGAAAGACTAGAGAAACTTCTAGAGGAGAAAGAAGATTTGCTAGACAAAGAATCTAAAGCTAAAAAGATTTGGAGAGATGCCTATTACCAAGAGTGTCATACACAAGGAGATAGGTATGTATTTAGTGAGATACCTAATGACACAGATGGTCAAGAGTTTGTTGACACTATGAAGAAGTATCTTAACAAAGAATCGTATAAGTTAAGAGTACGTGGACAACACATCAAACCCGAACTCAAAGGTACGGGTGCTACATATTGGGGTCAGAGTATATCTGAATCTACACACATGAGAGTGTATGTAGAAAAAAAGTAATCACTAATTACCAAAACGGAGATTAATGATGTTACCTAACAACAATGAAACAATGTTAATATTAATCGTGAGTGGGATAATTGTTTTATTCTTCTCATGCTATATAGGAGTGTAATATGGCTAGTGCAAATGCAAAAGTTAAAGAGATAAACTTAACTGTAAAACCTCAAGAGTTAGAACTAATACTTGATGCTCTTGTAAATGGATTAGATGATATGCAAACAGGTAATGATGATTTATCTTTACGAACTATTGATGTAGGGCGATTGCCTTTCTACAAAGTAGATAAAGGTTTATGTGAACATCAAAGAGAATGGTACATAAGATATAGCCGACTGCACACACAGTTAGGTAGAATGTACACTAAAGTAAGAAAGATAGGAGTAGCACAATGAATGTACTAAGTTTATTTGATGGTTGTAGTGGTGGGCAAGTTGCCTTGCAGAAGTTAGGTATTACCTTTGATGGTATATATAACAACTACTATGCAAGTGAGATTGATAAGTATGCAATCAAAGTAACTCAGGCTAACTTTCCTAAGACCTTTCAGCTAGGAGATGTTACAGACTTAGACCCATTCGAGGTATCATGTTGGGATATAGATTTGATGATGGGTGGTTCGCCATGCACGGGATTTTCGTTTGCAGGGAAACAATTAAATTTTAATGACCCTCAAAGTAAATTATTCTTTCACTTTGTAGAGATTCTTTCTGTGGTAAAACCAAAGTATGTATTACTAGAGAATGTAAGGATGAAGAAAGAGTATCAAGATACTATATCTTATCATATGGGTTTTGAGCCACAGGCATTAAACTCTAAAGATTTATCTGCTCAGAATAGATACAGACTATATTGGTTTGGTAAACGTGTGGGTGATTCTTATGAGCAGATACCTATACCAAAGATGGTAGATAAAAAGATTACTATGCAAGACATACTAGAAGATGGATATGCTACAGACGAGATGACTAGCCAAGATGGTAAATCACATTGTCTTACTGCAAGATACAATGGTGCAGTATGGTGGAATAGTATTGAGCGTAAGCAACGTACTATGGTACTCAAGGATAATCCTACCATGTCTAAAGATGGATTGATAAGAGTTGGTACTGCTGACCTCAAAGGTCATGACTCTATCAGACGAGTGTATGCACAAGAAGGCAAAGCACCTACCCTCACTACCATGCAAGGTGGACACAGAGAACCAAAGGTTGCTGTTGGTCGTATTGTTAATCGTAGGCTAGATGAGAATGGTACTCGTAAAGATGACCAACTCGACTTGCCTTTCACTAGACAACTTGAGGTACGAGATGATGACAAGTCTAACTGTCTTACTACTGTGCAGAAAGATAATGTGGTAGTATCAAAAGATATGTGGCGAAAGCTGACACCCCTAGAGTGTGAGAGATTGCAGACATTACCCGACAACTACACCAATCATGTGTCCAACTCACAGAGATACAAGATGATTGGCAATGGGTGGACAGTAGATGTGATTGCACATATACTCAAAGGTATGGAGCATGAAGAAATATTATATCCACTAGATGACCCTATATGGGATAAGAGGTGGACAAGATGATAGCTGAAGCAATAGTGTGTCTAGCACTCAATACATATCACGAGGCTAAGAATCAAAGCAAGGCAGGACAAGTGGCAGTAGCTGAAGTTGTGATGAACAGAGTGAAAGACAAAAGATATCCTAACAATGTATGTGATGTAGTCAAACAAGGCTTAACATACAAATGGAATCCAAAGATACCTATAAGACATCAATGTCAATTCAGTTGGTATTGTGATGGTAAGAGTGATAAAGCACGAGAAAAGAAAGCATGGAATGATGCACTCACAGTAGCTAGAGGTGTATATTATGGTTACTTGACTGCACATCTACAAGGTGCTACACATTATCATGCTAACTATGTCCGACCTAGTTGGGCAGAGACAAAAACTTATATAACTAGAATAGATGACCACATATTTTATAGGTGGGATATTGAAAGGAGTAAATGATATGGGAATACAACGTGACCAATTAGCTACTAATCTATCTAATGCAAAACGTGGATATGATAAATTATATTTAGATATAACTGTAGAAGTTATACAAAAAATGATTGCTGACGCAGTAGCAAAAGGCGATAAGAAAATAGTTAATCAATTAGATGGCACACTTAAATTAGTAATCATTGAAAGGGATAAATTATGACTAAAGTAGTACACGACACATGGCAATCAGTCATGAATCATGAACGTAACCCATTGAAATATATACCTGATTTAAATACTAGACACATGGTCATGCAAGTATTAGCATGGATGTGGTGCATAGTATTCTCTATGTACTTTGGTAGTATGTGGGTGTT